GTGCCTGAAGTCAGGATGCCGCCGTCGCGGACACTAGTGCTAGCAACCGTCAGGGTGCCCGCAGGAACGTCTACGTTGCTTGCGGTGACCGCAAGGTACTTGGTGCCGGAAACGTACACGCCAAGGCCGGTGGCACTGCTAGCGATGTCCATCTTGAACTCAGCAGCACCGGCAAACCCTAGAACGCACTGCCAAGTAGTAGCGTTGGCGTAGATGTTCAATGCCGAAGTAGTGCTAGCGCGGCTAAATGTCCACGCGCCCGTGTAGGTGTAGTTTGCCGTCAAATCAATGGCTGGCGCGGCATCCGAGCGCATGACCGTGGTTGCCACGCCGTTAACGGCTGTGGAACCAACCAGTGCCGTGGGGTTGGCAAAGGTGACGCCACCCGTACCAGGCGGGGTTGCCCAAGTACCGTCTGCACGAAGGTAGTTAACCGTGCCGCCGCCCGAAAGTGGCGCAAGGCCGTTGGTTGTGGAGGTAAAGACAGAATACGTTGTGCCGCCGCTAGATGGCACCACAGGCGGCTGGATTTCCAACTCCTGCAAGGTCTTCATCATCTCAGCAATGGAATCGTAAGATGCCCCGCCTGACGGGCTAACCTGCACGTCATCGAGCGAAACAGAACTGTTGCCGCCGCCCGCAATATCGTAAATGTTGACAAAAAAGCGATACCACTCCCGCGCCATCAGCCCCGTGCGCTTATCAATGAAGTCTACGCGGGGGGCAGGTATCTGCGTAATGTCAGGCGGGTTAGCCATTAGTGCCGCTCAATATCAGTTCAGCACCGACAATGACGGTCTTTACCGGGTCAGTAGCGGACACTTCGTATACGCGGTCGCGCAGTTTGGTGGTCATGCCGAGGCGACGCCAAATAGCGCGGGTGCTGTAAGTGCCAATTGCCCCTACGCTGGTCCACCGTTCGTTTGACCAAGTGTGACCTCCATCGTCTGAGAAGCGCAACATTACCTGCGGCAGAGAACCTTGACCGCTGTTCAATCCCACGCCCGTCTCGCAGTCCAGTTGCAGCATATGGTGCGTAGTGCGCTTCAGGTCGTTCTGCCCCGTAGGCAGGGCACGCCATGAGCGAAGCCATTTTTGCACGGAACCGTCGTCGGCATACACCGACAGGTCAAGGACGTACACTTTGCCGTTTTCGTAGTCGCCAACGTGAGGGACGTTGTTAAACGCCGCCTGACAGTTGCTACGATGGCGTACAAAGTCGCCTAGCAAGAACCCGGCACGCTCATGCCAGGCGTTAACCGCTACGTCGTAGACCCACGTTTTGCCAGCGGTGGGGAAGGTAAGCACATAAAATGCGTGGCCCTCTTGCTGATAGGTATAAGCAATGGCGTCCGAAATAGTGCCATACGACTGGATGGCGTACTCAATTGCATGAGTAGAAACGCGCTGTCCCGTGTATCCGTTGGCGCGGTAGACAATTCCCTGCCCGCGAGCGTCAGCACCCAACCAGAAGATGCCATTGTCCAGCTTGGCAACCGAGTACGGGGCGACACAGCCGATTTCATTGAACGCACCCTGAATGCGGGTCAGCGGGAAATCAGCCTCGCCGGAGTTGTACCAGACTTCCGTGGAGTCCGTGCCGAACAACCACAGTTCGCGGTGGTCCACGATAAGGGACACCAGCCCGTCAGGCGAGCCTTCAGCGGACGCAAAGTCCAGCGGGTCTACCGACAAACCGTCCAGCAGAGAGGTAATCCACACCGTCTGGCTGTTGGGCTGGTTGAATACAAAGTAGCCGTCTAGGTAGCCTACATTTACCGCGCCCTCAAAGTCGGGGTCAGTGATTTGGGCAAACACGTCGGTGTTGTAGTTGTAAATAAATCCGTTAGGGTTGCAGGCGATGAACAACTGCGTACCGTTGTCCGCCATGCTCACAGGGCCAGTGCCGGTCACCGTACCCTTTAGGGTAGCAACGTAGGCAGAGGTCACTTGGTAAAAGCCCGTACCCGACACAACGTACAGGTAGCCGCTGTGCGACCACAGCCCGCGAATAGGACCGGACCCCACGGTGGCTACAAGGCGTAGGCCGGGGGCGCGGTTCAGGAAGCCGGGTTCTTTACCACCCTCGGGCACGGCTTCCGGAAAAAGATTAACACAGCGGTTGTCGGCGGCGTTAACCGACCGAGCAACATATGCTGCCCCGAGGATGGGAGTTTTCATGCTGCCTGTGCCATTTAGTAATCAAAAATTCCCGGCGAACACGTTGAACCGCTGGCGCGTACCAACAAGGCTGTACGGCAAGCCCATCACATCGCCTGGGTTGTTAATACGCTTCAAGTTCCGCTTGCTGGTCATCGCAATGCGCTGCACCTGCGGCGAGGGTTCCACGCCAAACTCAGGCGCAATCTCGCAGGCAAGGTTGTAGCGGAATGCCCGCAGGTAGCCCGGCGGGAACGCAATTACCGTAGACAGCGTGGCAGGCTGGTCTAGCGGGTCTACCGAGATAAAGTGCCACTCCAGCGCACGGGTCGGCACAGGGTAAACGTGCAGGTCTACGTCGGGGTAGTTAGTGTTAACCCACATCACCTGCGGGAACGTCGATGTCACGGTCTTGACCGCAATGCCGTCGTACTGCTGCTGGTTGATAATTTTGATGCCGTATGAAATGCCCGACGCAGGGTCAATAAAATAAGTGCTGTCGTCTAGCAGAATAGGACGATTGCCTACAAAGTTACCGGATGGGCCAAGCGTGCGGCTGAGTTGACCAGCAGGCCAAGTAAACACTTGTTCCTGCGTGGTGAAGATAGACAGGCGTTCCGTAGACCACGAGTCAATCATTTGCTGCATGGCAACAAGCGCATCGTCAGCCGTGGAGGCAGACGGAACCTCACCTTCAGCCAAAACGCCTAGAAGACGCAGTGCGCCGTTAATGAGTTCAGCACAGGTAGCCATGATTAGCCCTCGGCGGTCTTAGGGGGTCGTCCTCGACGGCGAGCAAGCTCGTTAACCGGAGCCGCCTCGGTGGGCGTGTCGTGATTGTACCGCGACCAACCGTTGTTTTCATCCTCCACAGCCTCAACTTCGCTGATAGCGACTTTGGTGCCGTGAACGGGGTGGGATAGGTAGATGACCATATAAGGGTCAGGGGGCCGAAGCCCCCTTTCCCAGTGCCATTAGGCTACGCGGTACAGCGTCCAAGAGTTGTCACCCGTCTTGCGGGCGCGGAACAAGGCCGAGGTAACGGTCGCAGCAGTCAGGGTGCCGACAATGGTCCAGCCCGTGCCGGTCGCCAAAGTAAGCGTTGAGCCAGCCGTGTTGATGAAGTTGACTTCAAAGCCAGCGTCCACCTTCGGGTTGACCAGCGCGGCCTCCAGCAGTGCCACCGTGGGCAGCGTCTGGGTGCCAGGCGTACCCGAGCAAACAACGATGCCCGTCAGCAACTGAGCAGCCGTCAGCGTACCGGCGGCAGAAACCGCAGCAGGCGTGGACTGGATAACGAGAACCGGCTCATTGACGTTGCCGTCCGTGAACTGGTAGCCACCACCAAGGGTAGGAAATGCCATGTGAAATACTCCTGAAAACTAAGAATGAGGTAAGTAACCCCGGCTGTTACACCGGGGTCACGGTAGGTCTTAGCCCCACATACGCACGGCAGCAGCCGGGCGGATGGCGGCAAAGCCGTACAGCACGTCAATACGGCAGGGCATACGGTCGTTGTTGATGTCGTACTGACGCACGACACGCAACGAGATACCGTTATGCACCTGACGCGACGCCATGTCCACGCCCTGCGGGAGCAGGAGGTCGGCAGTGGCAAACGTGATGGCGTCTTTCTGGTACACGAGGTTCTGCGGGTACGCCGTCGAGGCCGAGCCAAGCACCGTCACCACCGCAGAGTTCTGCGGGAAGGCGTTGATGGTGGCAAGGGCGTTAACCGGGGTGTACATCGCAGGCGACACGCTGATGGAAGCCCAGTTGCCTGAGGCTGCGGTGGCGAGGGCCGTCACCGTGAACTGCTGCAACGAGCCGGTGGACTGACGGGTCTGCGGGTTGACCGCAAACACACCAGCAACCGTGAACACGTCACCAACCACCATCGTGGCAGCACCCGCGTCGCCGTTGACGGCAATCGTGGTTGCGCCCTGAGTGCTGATG